CCGATGGATTTCCACCAAATACCCTTATTAAATCTCCATTGTATCCAAGCAGAGGGGCAGTGGTATCGCTAGCTACCCCACGCATCACAACCAGATCTCTTTCACAATAATTGCCAGTGTACTCACCAATTTTACACAACACCCAAAAAGCCGCCAATGTAACAGCAATAGGAATACGCAAGTCATATTTGGGGTAATCACCAGCAAGCACCCTCTTGATCCCAAAACGGGCAACATGCGACACCAATTGTTCCCACTCATCAGAATAGGGATTAATACCAACTGCACATTCACTAAACAAAGGGACAACAGACAATGCCCTAGCTATAGGCAGGTAGTATTTACGAAATACAAGTTGCAAAGCCATGGGCGCGGCTTGCACCACTCGCACTTTATCCTTTATCACAGGAGTTGGTTCATCCTTAAGAAAAGCTGAGTAGATAGGGTAAGCTCTTTCATTTCTACAATAACTCGCCTCCATCTCTCTGGCTACTCGTGAAAAAACTGGATGCAGCTTATGTGGTACTTGATACTTCTCGGTTGGCGGTAGTGTAGTAACCATGGTGGATTTTGGCCTATTAATGGGATGACCTAATGACGTCTGCCATTTCATTGAATTAATGTAGCGTACTCCGGGTTCACCGTCAATGACAGCCTGGTCATCCAAAGGCCGTATAGATTGCTTGAGTCCATCAACACTATCAATGGCAGCAATGATGGTTCGTAAATAATCACTGGCAGCTTTACCTATCAAATCTGGAGGAAAACCAAATGAGGGATTGGCCAAATGGGCTAAACTAGCTTGGAAAGGATAACCCACATTAAACTTTGGGGGGCCCCACTCATTACTTATGCCCATAATCTCTTCTACATCGTCACTGATGCTTGTTTTAAACACCTGGGATTTAGGTTTAACCCTGCCTACAGTTTCGCCATAAAATTCGACATTACTGCCCTCAGGCAAGTAACAAACCGGGCTTTTTGGATGAGGACCTGCAAGGGTAAAAAAGTCACCAACACACTCTGCATACTGTTTAGTATACACCGTACCTGAATCATGACACAACAAAACTCCAGGTTTGTTGGACAGGGTTTCCTTGGCCAAATTAAGGGCACCGCGTGTGATTGCACTACAAATTCCTTTGGGTGTATTGGTAACACCACCAATATGTAAACCCAGTATATACTTATCATGGGTCGTATTAGACACCAACGGAGCACCGCACAGGCCTTGAAAGGTGTTAACATCTAACGTATAAACCCCTGCACTAATACTTTTATTTGCAACGCGCTGGGGCCCATACACAACATGACCATGGGCTTCAGACAATACCCCCTCACCATTCCTATGTATTAGTGTAAATGGCAAA